GTCAAGTACTATTTACGATGTCTTGCTGTTTTCTTTGCAATCTTTTTAGGTTGTTTACTTACTTGTTTACCCGCTTTGGTGTCAGCACGTTTCTTACGTGTCGTAGCGGCATATTCCTTCTTGGTCAAAGCCTCACGTGCCTTCTTAGGCAAGTAACGCTCGCCTGTAGCCTTCTTGCCCTGCGTACTGGGTTTGCCTGACTTAGTACCCCATTCCTCTTTAGTCCACTTAGAGAGAGACTTCTGGGCTTTGGTCTTACCACCAGTGTAACCACCACCCGCCTTCTTGTAGCGTTGAGTAGCTAACTGTGCCTTACGAGCAGACCACTGCCCTGCCTTTCCGCCTTTGCTTCCTCTCTTTACAGAAGCAACAATACGCTTCCAAAGAGCTTCGTTTGTCCTAGCCATTACTTCTTAATCTTTTTCTTTTTCTTTTTAGTAGTTGTTTTTTTCTTACCATATCCGCTTGAATAACCCATAGCTTTTTCCTTTGCAGTTTTTGATAGTTCATCTAAATGAAAAAGTTTCTTTGACGTAGCACCATGTGTTTTACCTGAATGTACATCACCGTTAGGCATTTTATGTGTGCCGCCTGTGTGCTTAGTACCGTCTCTAAAAAAATGAGGAACACCTTTAGCCATATCAGTCACCTTACCATTTAACTTTATCAGCCCAATAAGCCGCAGACATTTTACCTTTAGAAATATTCTTAGCGTGTCTAGCCTTAAAGGACTTACGTTTAGCTTTCATTTTAGCGGACTCACCTGCTTTAGGCTTACCCGCAGTCTTTGCTCCCTGCTCACCGAAGCGTATGGTCTTAATCTTGTCACCTTCTTTAGCCACCACTACATGAGACTTCTTAGGGTGGCTAGGTGTACGCTTAGGTTTGTTAAAGCCAGAAACTCCTGCTCTAGCTAGTCTTGGGTCTCTTTTTGTTGGCATTAGGCTTCTCCTTGCGGGAATCCTTGAGGGCTTTCACCTCCGATTCCAATATCTCCAATCGTTTGTTCTGGCGTTGGTACGACTGGTTGATTTCCTCCAGTGCCTTGTTGAACTGGTGCAGTGTTATCATTTGCTTTTCCTTTTTCTTTTACGGCTACTTCACGTTCTTTAAGTAATCTGTCTGCTATTTTAAGACGTTTCTCAAACTCTTTATCATCATCATCACCTAAATCGAGGTTCGTAGTGACAGCCTTGATACGGTCAATCTCAAGTTCTTCAGGTACTGCCTCAGCCTCCACAGCAAGTTTCTGCGCTCTAGCTTGTGACTCCAGAGCCTGACCTTGTAGTGCCGCTGATTGTGACGCTTGGAACTCCAACTGTGCTTGTTGAGCCGCCATAGCCATTTGCTGTGCTTCTGGATTAGGCTGATTAGCTTGTTGTAGAGCCGCGATAAGTTCTTCACGATTACCTAAGTTCATGTTGTCTACAATGGACATAATCAACTGTGAGTACATTGGGCTATCTGGTTGCATAGTCTGTAGTAACTGTACAAGCTGTGTAACCTCATACTCACGAGCAATGATACCTAAACTACTAGATGTGTGGAACTTATAGTCCGCTACAGGATAACGCTCAGGGTTAAACTGCATATAACGATGTGCGGCTTTAGTTACGAATGGAATAAGGAATGATTCTTGGAAGTTAATCAACGTACGTTTATGACGCTTGATGATAGCACCGAGGCTCATAGAGATACCTGCGGCAGTCTGGTCGCCATTGATAGAACCTGCAATACCCGCAGAGTCAATAGCACCTGTAGCTGTCTGTACCATCTTCTGTAGTTCAGCGGCTTGTCCGAAGGTAACTTGACTAACATTACCGAAGTTTAATGGCTGTAGGACTTCAGCAGGGTTGCCGTTGGTTAGGATAGTCTTACCTGCTCGTACCTCTGCTCGTGCGCCTCTGGGCATACGTGTAGCATCAATAGCCATCATTGGGTGGATAGTAAGTGCTAAGGCATCGATTCTAGCGCGTAGTTCTGCGTCTAACGCCTTTTGAGAGTTATACCCTTTCTCACATACCCCTCGACCCCAGAAACGGCTAGGAACAACATCCCACGGGAATGCAACGATAGGTCTGTCACCCATCATGTAGGGGTTCTCTTCAGCCTTAAGTAAAGTACCGTCATTAGCAATAACAACAACAGCCTCTACGTAGTATGAAGTATCCTCTTCATCAGCGACTAGTTCTTCTACTTCTTCATCTTCTGATTCTTCTTGTGCCGCTTTTAATAAATGACGAGGTACTAAACCATAGTACTTAGTTAGACGTACTTTGTCGTCTTCAAATACCGCTAGGTCTTTATCTGGTTCAATGTCAAAGTCTGATGGTGCTTCACCTACGTATACGTCACGATAGACTCCTGCTTCCTGTAGTTGCTCTACAGAGTGCATAGGGACAAACTCATCTACTGCACAGCCTAATGCTTCCTCAATGGAAGTAGCTAGTGGGTCAATAAGGAAGTTCTGTGGCATTACGGGTCGTAGCTTTACGCAAGTCTTATCTACGATGTTGACACCAACTGCTGTTAAATCCCCACCCATTATAGGTTGTGTTGCAGGTTGAAACTCTTTCTCTTCTTCTAATACTACTTCAGCGATACCTGTACCGAATACAGCCGCGTTGATAAGGCACTCAGCTACGCTCTTACGGACTTTATTCTTTTTAAAGTCTTTGTATAGGACTTCACGTAGTAACGCTATATCGCGCTTCTCGTTGTCCGCTACGTCATCCTCAATGTCAAACCACTTGCCACGACCAAAGGTAGCTTCCTCTAGTTCCGCAACGGATGACTCAACTGCTTGTTGTAGAGCAGGGGAAATAATACGTGAGCGTTCCGACTCTCTAGTCTTGTCCTCTGCCGCCCACTGACCACGCCATAGGCGATAGTACTCATCAAACTTCTGTGAGTAGTTAGACTCATAGTGGTCACGCCAACTTTGACATTTATCAATGACCCAACCTTCTAAGCCCTGCTCCAGTGTAAACTCTTCCTTATCTTCTAGTAACATATTAGTACCCTGCGTAAGTATCTAAAAATTCAAATTCTTCTTCCACATAGTCCGAGGTGTAGGCTATGTTAGCCAACTGGTCTATGTAAGCGAGTGAGTCAATCAAATCATCGTGTACGTGGTGACTGGGGAATTGGAACAGTTCATCTAGGAACTCTGTATTCCACGCACCTTTGTTAAGTGTAATCTTACCGTGTTCAAACCTACCTTGCAAAGCCCACACGATTCTGTCGGTCTTCTTCTTGTTGCCGTGAGTTAGTTCCTCAATACGGAAGAACCTATCATTAGCCTTCATCAAGTCTGAGATGTATGGAAGTACAGCGTTCTTTAACGCCCCTTTCTCGATACCCACGGACACTGGACGATAGTCTCGTACAGCTTCAAAGATTTTACGTGCAGTTTCTTGTACACCCCAACGACCATGAATGATGTCAGCAACGTACCAACCTTCTTCATTTGCTTTAACAACCGAGATAGCCGTTTGGTCAAGTCGTTTAGTTTTAGTTGTAGCTTTTGCCACATCAGCAAACCCCGCCAAATCGACAGCAATATAATACTGACCACTAGTGGGTTCTTCTTCAGAAAACTTAATGTAATCTTCTTTAAATAATTCACTGCCCTGTGCCTCGAATGATGCCATGAACTCCTGACGGAAACTAAATGCAGACATAGACTTCTTAGCCGCTTCAATCTCTTCAGGGTCTAGTAGTGGATTATCATAGCTTGTGAAGTGATAGCCTACAAAGGTCTCATCCTCTGCCACACAAGCATAGTTATATAAGTCATAGAAGTGATTACGTCCCATTGGCGTACCAATGAATAACGCATCTCCCTTCTGGTCAGCTAGTGCAGGTCTAAGGATTTGCTCCCAGACCTCTGGCTTCATATCCGCATACTCATCCATAACTAGGAACTTAAGACTGACACCACGCATGGTTTCTGGTCTATCTGCACCTTTGAGTGCTATGGTTGCCCCATTGACTAGCTTTATTTGTAAGTTATTAACATGACTAGAGGCTATGACAGGGTTGCCTATCTCCATCAACACCTGCCACATAATGTCCCTAGCCTGACCCTGCGTAGGTGCAACGTAGAACACATGACCCTTGTCCGACTGTAAAGCCCTGATGATTAACATCCATGCGGCTAAGCGGGACTTACCTGTACGTCTACCTGCGGCTATGACCTTGAATCTGGTTGTGTCCTCAAAGACTTCCTGTTGCCACGGTAGTAGCGATACGTTAAGTTCTGTAGTCATTAAGGATTAAAGTTATCTAGTTGTGCGTTGTCAGGGAATATATCAAAAGTGACAATAACTGAGAAGTGACTAGCGGCTTCGGTCAATACCTTTAGCTTATCACCTTCACGCATTACTAATTCAATCTGGTTTAAATTATATAACTCACCTACAGTAAATGTTTTATCATCTACTAGGTATAAGTCATGGGAAGCATCATGTCCGTGTTCCCACCACAGGTCTGCTTTCTTATTATTGCCTGTATGGTTTGACATAAAGATATTAGTAACAACAATCTTCTGATGGTCAGGTACTTCGAATACTGTAGTCTCTGTAGCCGCTGTGGGGGTGACACCAACACTAAACTTATTCATATTAGTAAGTCCACATTACATAAGGGGTTGTATCGTCAGGACTGCGGATATCAACATGGACGAAGCCACGAGCAACTCCCACGCCTGTGAATCCAAGCGCGATAGCCTTCTCAACGATACGAAACCGTTGGTAGCCGTTAGTGACTTTAATATCCGCGGCAATGCCTTGTGCATGAGTTCCTGTTCCTGGTTTTGCTTTCTTAGCTTCAATGGGGTGTGTTTTATCTCTATATCCTGACGTAATTACAAAGGGGAAACCACAGGCTTCTCTTAGCTTATCTAGCTTCTCAATAAACTTATCTTCAATCTCGTTGTTACCTGTGTACTGACAAGCGAACTCATCTCTATCAAAGTACTTAGCCATCTATGATTTCTCCATCGTCTATGACATCCTCTGTATTCCCTGACACCACTGTAGTCTCTCCTCCAACTCCAGTAATGTTTATCTGTATCGCTGACTTACCCGCGCCCTTAATGACATCATTCTCAAATACAGCTGTGGGTAATATCCTATCCATGACTAACTTCCATGCCGCGGCTTGATTCTTATGGTCATCGTTAAGTGCCGCATCGAATATCGAGTCTAGGACTTTACGAGACTTAGGGGATGACAACATCCTGCCCTTGTACTCGTTGATGATAGCCGCATCACCCTTCGGGCGACCCCTTGACAAACCAGTAGTGCCTTTCTTTCTTGACACCATGTCTGACTTCTTAGGTCTGCCCCTTCTCCTTTTCGGAGTAGCTGTATTATCGTCCATTGTATTCTCCTTAAGTTATCTTAAGTATACTTAGGGACGCGTTTAGTATTTAACTTTAAAGAATAATCATTAAAGAATAATATCTAAGACTACTTAAGTATCCTTAAGGCTTTAAATTAATCTATACTATAAGTATATTATAGCATATTTATAACGTAATGTCAAGTACTTTATTAGTTAAATTAGACCCGCCGACCAACTTTTTAGTTCCATAACTAATAGTAATAATATTGTCCTTTTGTATTAATATTTGTCATACTTAAGTACCCGTCACAATACTTAAGGAAAACAATAACTTAGGGGATAAACTTCAATTAATTCTTTTTATTGAATATTGGCTTTTTTAGTATAC